ATGAGTCACTCATTGACAAGCTTGAACACTTAGCCTTGATGGGTTGTAAGTATATTATCCTTGACCACATCACTATTGCTGTGTCTGAGGGTGCTAAGGGTCGTACAGGTAATGAAGCAGTTGACTCAGTCATGAGTGACTTACTTAAGATCTGTAAGAAACATAATGTCTGGTTAGGTGTTGTGTCTCACTTGCGTAAGGGTGAAAAGCCTTTTGAAGAGGGTCACTTACCATCTATCGATGACATCAAGGGTTCAGGCTCTATTAAACAAATCTCTTTTGACATCATTGCTTTTGCTCGCAACATGATTGCTGAGACAGAACAGATGCGTAACACAATTAAGCTTCGTGTATTGAAGTCTCGATTCACGGGTATGACAGGTGACTGTGGTAGTACTAGGTACGACTCAGATACTGGTCGCTTAATGCAAACTACTTTTGTTGACTTTGAATAAATGAATCCATTAAACTATCTTACTGAACGTGTATCGAAGGTTGTCCCCAACTCAGATAAGATCTACAATGAGGGTGCTCGCCTTCTAGCACACTATCCAACATGGGAATACGAACTTGAAAGATTTATTAACGAGTCGTGGGATACTTTACTTCGCTACTGTATCAGAAATAAAAATGCAACGCATTCTGCCTCTGTTAAACTCACTTTCGCATCTGACCTTATCGGAAAGCGAATTGCTAGAGCTATCGGAGCTGATGAGACAGACATCAAAACAACTCTATCTCTTGGAGACTTACTGCTCGAAACTTTCCTCCAAGACGGACTGATTGATATCTTGAGAGAATACGCTGGATATAAAGCACCATACATGGTACGCATTGTTAACCAAGCAGATGAGATTAAACCTACCTTAATTGGTACTTCATTTGAACCTCTGTTACCTATTGCTTTTCGTGCTGTAAGTCAGCACCAACAGACCCTAACTTTAAACCAACTGTTTATCACAAACAAAACTACGATATGCACACACTAGAGGAAATCAAAGAGTATGACACAAGAGGCTTTCAAGAAAGAGGAATCACCAAACCAGTATCGGCTCATTACGGGGTTAAAGTTTCCTATGCTGAGGATGGCACTATTAGTAGCCACTTTTACCCTTATACTAAAGACAACGGTATCGTTGCTTATAAAGAGCGTAAGTTACCTAAGACCTTTCTTATTCACGGTGAGTTTAAAGGTGTACAGTTATTCGGTCAGAATGTTTCAACGGGTGGTAAACGTATTATCATCACGGAAGGAGAACTAGACGCATTAGCTGTAGCACAAGCTCAACATGATAAGTATGGTAGGTTCTATCCAGTAGTAGCCTTACCATCAGCGTCTGCTACATCAATGATCCTTGAACAACGTGAGTGGTTACGTAACTTCGATGAAGTCGTACTCATGTTTGATCAGGATGAACCCGGTAAGAAAGCTACTGATCAAGCAGCTAAGATCATTGGCTATGATAAGATCAAGGTAGCATCATTACCTGAGAAAGATCCTTGTGATGTACTGATTAAGCATGGATCAGCTACCCTAATGAACTGTATCTTTGATGCACGTACATTCAGTCCTGCTGGTGTTGTTAAGGGTGAAGCTATCTGGGAACAATTCAAGCGTAAGAAAGAAACAACTTCTCTTCCTTATCCTGAATGTTTAAAGACTCTCAACGACAAGATACATGGTATGCGCTTAGGTGAGATTGTATTGTTCACATCAGGCACAGGCTCAGGTAAGAGTACAGTCATTAAAGAGATTGTACTTGAGATCCTAGCTAAGACAACTGATATGATCGGTATGGTGTCACTCGAAGAATCCATTGGTGACTCTGCTGAGAAGTTCATTGGTATGCAGTTACGTAAGAACCTTACTACAAACAAAGTAACTGAGGAAGAAATGTATGCAGCTCACCAACAAGTGTTTGGTGATGAACGCTTAGTACTGCTTGATCACCAAGGATCTGTAGGTGATGAGTCACTCATAGACAAGCTTGAACACTTAGCCCTGATGGGTTGTAAGTATATCATCCTTGACCACATCACTATTGCTGTGTCTGAAGGTGCTAAGGGTCGTACAGGTAATGAGGCAGTTGACTCAGTCATGAGTGATCTACTTAAGATCTGTAAGAAGCATAATGTCTGGTTAGGCGTTGTGTCTCACCTACGTAAAGGTGAAAAACCTTTTGAAGAAGGTCACTTGCCAACCATTGATGACATCAAAGGCTCAGGCTCTATTAAACAAATCTCATTTGACATCATTGCTTTCTCACGCAACATGATTGCTGAGACAGAACAGATGCGTAACACAATTAAGCTTCGTGTATTGAAGTCTCGATTCACGGGTATGACAGGTGACTGCGGTAATACTAGGTATGACGCTGACACTGGTCGCTTAATGCAAACCACTTTTGTTGACTTTGAATAAATGAATCCATTAAATTATCTTACTGAACGTGTATCGAAGGTTGTCCCCAACTCAGATAAGATCTACAATGAGGGTGCTCGCCTTCTAGCACACTATCCAACATGGGAATATGAACTTGAAAGATTTATCAACGAGTCTTGGGATACCCTCCTTAGATACTGCATTCGTAACAAGAACGCAACGCATAGCGCCTCTGTTAAGCTCACCTTTGCTTCTGACCTTATCGGAAAAAGAATTGCAAGAGCTATTGGAACTGACGAACATAATATCAAGTCAACTCTGGCGCTTGGAGATCTTCTTCTCGAAACATTTCTACAAGACGGATTGATTGATATCTTCCGTGAGTATGACGGTCGTAAGGCTCCATACATGGTGCGTATTGTTAACCAAACAGATGATGTTAAGCCCACGTTAATCGGCACATCATTCGAACCACTACTACCTATCACTGGTTTGTATAGTCACCTTACTAAAGAACCGTTCATCAAAGGCTGGTCTAACAGTCGATTGTTCCATGAGTACCTAGACAAACCATTCATCAAGAGTCTAGAAACATTACGTCAACAGCCTTGGAAGCTTAACCTACCAGTGCTAGAGGCTATGGAGCATACATACCCTTCAGAAACTCTTGACTTAGTTGATGAGAATGGTGAGATCTTTGTATACAACATTCACCATGAGAACCTTAACTTACCTAAGAAGCTTAACCACTTAGATGGTACTAAGTTCATGGGTAAGAAAGACCCTAAGCTACAACGTATGCTGAGTAAGTACTTCGAGTACAATCAGGTACTAAAGAAAGCACGATTAGTTAATGACCAGACCTTCTACCAAGAAGTATCTTGTGACTATCGTGGACGAGTCTACTATGCTGAATCATTCCTTGAGTTCCAAGGTAGTGACTTGGCTCGTAGTCTCTTTTTATTCGCTAACAAAAAGGAAGTTACTGAACGAGGCTATTACTGGTTATGTGTTCATACTGCAGCTTGCTATAACAAATCATTTAACATCGATGAAATCCCTAGTTACTTTGCTACGGACTACAAGAGTTATTTGTTAGAAGAAGGTCTTGACACTATCTCTCTAGACAAGATGACATTAGATGATCGTGCGGCTTGGGTTGAAAACAATCTAACTCTTATTGCATCAACTAGTATGCACGAGGCTATTGACCAATCTGCTGAAAAGCCTTATAGCTTCTTAGCTTGCTGTCATGAAATCTCGAACTACCGTCATGCAAAAGCTCGTGGTAAAGTCTACATGTCTGGTTTCCCTATCCCTATTGATGGTTCTAATAACGGCTGGCAACATCTTGCAGCTATGTCTAAGGATAAACAAGCAGGTACATTAGTGTCCTTAGTACCTACTCCTATCCAGAAAGACTTCTATGTAGCTGTTGCTAAAGAGCTTATCAAGACTATGCCTGAGTGGTTTGAAGAGAAACAAATGCCTATGAAACATATCCGTAAGGGTATCGCTAAACGAGGCTCAATGACTCGAGCATATAGCGCTGGTAAGAAACGTATAGCTAAGAACATGTACGATGACTGTCATGTAGAAGGTTATACTGTTAAATACAACATAGATCAGGATCAATGTGACGTTCTAGCTGGTAACCTTATTAAGGCTATCAATGAGGTATGTGCTGGTCCACTTAAGACAACTAAATATCTTCAAAAGATTGCAGAACATGAACTCAACTCAAACAGAAATCACCTTGCTTGGCATACTCCTTCTGGTTTCCCTGTTATTTATAAAGCTTACCTTCAGCACGAACGTAAACAAAGAGGTACAATACGGGGTATACAAGGAAATAAAGATGGTCGTATCATGCACGTTATTAAAGTGGATGTCCTCAATAAAGAGACTGGCGAACGAGTACCATGCCGTAGGAGTTATGCTTCGGGCATTAGCCCTAATGTTGTACATTCCTATGATGCTGCTCACATGGCTAATACTGTTGTTGGTTTCAACGGTAGTTTTGGTGCTGTCCATGATTCGTTTAGTACCCATGCTGATGAAGTGGATTTTCTACAAGAAGTAACTAAGATGACCTTTGTTGCACAATATGACATTGAAAACTTCTTTAGCCTACTACAAGACACTCTCATGGAGAATAAAGAATCATTCACTTTCCCTCAACCAGTAACAGGAAGCTTAAGTCTACAAGAGGTTTATAACTCAAAGTATTTCTTTTGCTAAAGAGTCGGTACCTAATACCGAACAACAATAATTAACAAGGACATTAATGAACTCATATCAAGAACTAATCGCTAAATCCCGCTATGCTCGATACCTACCTGAAAAGAATCGTAGAGAGAACTGGGATGAAACAGCTGATCGATGGATCTCCTTCTTCAAAGAACAACTTAAGGACAAAGTACCTAATCATGACTCTGTATGGCCTTGCCTAGAGAATGAGATAAAAAGTTTAAACTCTCTCCCATCCATGCGTTCTATTATGACTGCTGGAGAAGCTCTATCCAGAACTAATGTTGCAGCATACAATTGTAGCTATCTTCCTATAGATCATCCGCGTTGTTTTGATGAGGCCATGTACATCCTATTATGTGGTACTGGAGTGGGCTTCTCGGCAGAGCAACAATATACCAATCATTTACCCACAGTACCTTCACTAGTAAATGATCATTCTGTTACCATTAAGGTTCAGGATAGCAAAGAAGGTTGGTGTGATGCTTATCGTATCCTTATTGATATGCTATACAAAGGTAT